GGAAAAGACTCCTACCGGGATCAGTAGAACCATCAGCAATAGTAGTGGTATGAGTATCCGCATTAGTCGTGATTGCTTCTGTGCCAAAGCTAAATGCCTCTGCAATTAATTCGAGGTTAGTATTTGTACTCGTGCCCCATGTCCCGGATTCATCTCCAGTGGCGATTTCTTTGAGCCGTAAGTCGTTTACATAAGTTGCCATTTTAAGCTACCTCTTCCCAATTCGGTGTCTGGCTATCATTAACATTTGACCAGCTTGGTGTTTGACTGTCATCAACATTTTGCCAGTTTGAGTCTTGACCTGGAATAATTTTTCCCCACACCAGCACGCCGCCAACCAAGCCAGTAGCAGACACACCTGTAGGAGTAACATCAGCCGCTGCAGTCGCAGTGACAGTTCCAATCGCTGATGTAAGTTCAAACCCTGAGACACTGATGACGTTGTTTGTGACCAACGAGATCGTGCCAAGAGCAGAAGTTGCCTCCAAACCTGTGACAGAGACATTTGCGGCAGCGTCAGTTGTGACAGATCCGACTGATGCCGTTCCAGAAACGCCTGTGACAACGGCTGTCCCTGCCGCGTCAACTGTAATCGTGCCAATCGCAGACGTTCCGACATTGCCTGTGACTGATGTATTAGCTGCTGCCGTAACCGAGACAGAACCGACTGCACCCGTCCCGGAAACTCCTGTGACGCTTGTGTTAGCTTCTGCGACAACGGTGACAGATCCAACTGCGCTCGTTCCTGCAACGCCTGTAACTGAAGTATTAGCTGCTGCCGCAACTGTAACTGTACCAACAGCTGAAGTCCCTGCGACACCCGTGACAACAACTGGGATTGGTTCACCCCATGTACCTTGTCCCCAAGTGCCTCTACCCCAGCCAGTAACATTCGCCACACATTAAGCCCTATTGATTATGACTTTGATCTTGTTGTTGTTTGACCCACTTCAAATACTCTTCTTCGGTCATTTGCCTCTGTTGAGTTTGCTGGGCCACAACATATTAAGCGATTCTAATTATCGCGTTTGAAGCATCTGCTGCAGGAAACTGTATGGTGAAATCGCCAGCAGTTGATGTCTTATCGCCACCAAAATCTAAGGCGCATACAGCTGGATCACCAGAAGCACTGTCATTAAATATAAGTGCCCCTCTCGCAGTCACTGTTGCATTTGAAAATGTTAGGTCTGCAAAATCTGTGAAAGCGGTAGTGCCTGATGTGGTTGGATCTACACGAGTCAAAGAAGCACCTTTTGCGGTGTAGTTTGTGCCGCTCACTTCATTTGACGTTGTGTACGCAGTTGTGCCAGCACCTAGGCTGGCAGAGCTTGTGTACAAAGCAAGATTAAACGTGCTTCCGCCCGTGTTTTTAAAGTTGTGAACGGCTTCTAAAATTTCTTGTTTGAAGCTCGTGCATAGTGCTGTTGTGATAGCCATTATAGCCTCCTAATTATTTCAGCCACATCTTCGTGGCCTTGTCGGTTTAATTCGTTAATAAGCGTCGTTCTGTCGCTCTTAATCGCTTCTCTCATATAGTATGCAATTAACTTCAATACAGCATCTTTAAATGCAACAGCCTGTTGAGCGATGATTGGGTGACATTCTTCGCCAACACTGACGATTCTGTCAGATAACGTCTTTGCCCAAAAATCCACATCATGTCCTTTGAACTCTGTGGTTGCTACAGATACGGTTCCTATCTCGCTTTGTTGCTCACTAAAAAACATTATTATGCTCTGCTGATGTCGTACCTAGCTTCATCTCGTGCGCCATAGCCCTCGCCAAGGTTCTTCAACGCAGCAACAGCTGCAGTAAACCTTTGCTCATACTGCGCAACTTCCTCTGGAATCTTCAAGAAGGTTGCAGCTTCAACCAAAGTTCCATACAGCAATGCATCAGGTGCGTTGGTTGATAACCAGGTGGTGCCGCTGTCAGAGCCTGCAGTCAATGAATCAGGTCTATATTTGTAGTGCAACTCAAATGTATATGTGCTGTCTGGCGTTGGGCCTAATATGAATGTCGTGTCATCAAACAACGCATAATACTTTGGTGTACCAGTTGTTGCTGGATTAGGTGTGTAGTCTCTAATAAACGAAACATGTTTGAAGAGCAGATAGATGTAAGCACTGCTGGATATGACTGCCAAACTGTATGGTGCTAAGAAGTCTGTAGGCGTAGACAAGTATGTATTGCTTGCTGCAGCCGTACCTGTGACATTCTTTCTAAACACGGGGAGCTCTACATTCTTCAGAATGCGCTCTTCTGCTTCTTTGATAAACGTATTTAAGTCAGCGACAAACGTTGTCTCTGAAGTCTCACAGTAATCTTGAACTGTGGATTTTAGTGTAGCTAGTGTAAAGCTCATGATATCACCACCGTCACTGTGCCTATTTCACCTGTAGCAGCATCTTGAGAAAACTCACTGCCTATCACATCTCCAGTGACAGACATCATGCTGTTTGCATCTATTGTTCGCACAACCCCTGCTCCTGCAACCACCCCAGGCGGAACATCTGGTCTAGGATGCCGCAGTGCTTCAGGATCTGTTGTGTGCCGAACAGGTTCTAGTTGCGGATGTTTTGGCTCAAAACACTCTGAACAAACACGAAACCCATTCCACTCTTCTTGGAGTTGAGTGTATTTGTATCTAAAGCCGCATCGATCACATATGGCTAATGAATGTTTGCCAGATGCATAAGCCATTACGCTCGCCTATAAGATCTAATACCGGGTGCAATGTTTAGAGAAGCTCGATCCTCATCTTGATCTGCAGCCCGTGCAAACTCTTCTTCATAGAAAGCTTTGAGCATTTGAACACGATCTGGCGCTTTCTTCAGCGAAATGTAATACGCAAGACCAGCAGCCAAACAAGGATAGAACCTGAAAGGCGTATCTACTGTGTTTACAGATGCATCTGCATCTTCAATACGAACTAATCTATTGATGATCACTTGATCGGTAGAGTTCTCTGATGCAGGCCAAATATATAACCTGGGAGTCAGCTGCTTATCTAAGAACCATTGAGTGGGCCTAGCCTGAGTATCTTTGTTTGGGATGTTCCAATACTCAGACCTGCCAATCTGACTCATCTGTATGTCAGTTGTTTCACTGTTTTCTGTTCTACGCAGAACAACATCAAGAACATCAATCGTAGTCGCAGATAGATCAAGATACTCATCACCAACTGTCAACGTCGTTGTTGAGTTTGTAACTGTCCATTGATTAAGCCCTCTGTTTGCCCAATCAGCAAACAAAAGATTCAACGATCTGCGAGCCGTCACCGCGTCATAAGATGTACGCAGTTCAAGCCCGCATCGTTCAAAAGCTTCTTCGATAAACTCAGCTACATCTGGTGTGAAGTCGCTGCTACCAGAAGTTGTCATCAGGTATAACTCTTGATTACTTCTAGAATTACCGTGTAGGTATCCCCACTGCTCGCACCGATTGTGGTGAACTGAACATCGCCAGTTTTGCCACTGCCAGCGTTATTGGGTATGCCAGAGAACGGAGTGTAATCATGCATACCATTTGAGTCTGGAGACAACGCGATGATCAAAGTATCAGTGGTTGCGTCGTTTAAAAGCTGAACGCCCATGCCAACGCACTGCCACCATATCTTTGATATCGCCACCTCAGTGCAAGAATCACCGCCACTATTTTTTGTAAGTGCGCTTACATCAATCTTGGTAACTGCGCTTTCGCCAGTGCCATCGCTGATGTTCGTGAACTTTAAAACAGCTTTGCGATTGTCATCCTGTATTGTTTGGGATGTTACTGCATCGGCCATAACTGCCTCCTATTACGCTATCTGGACGTACTCAATAATGAACGTAAAAGAACCAGCGGTGGTTGCGTCAACTGTATTAGTGATATTGCAGTAAATAGTTCTTGCAGCAGAAGTGTACTGAACAGAAGCAGGAGCCGTAGTGCCACTTTGAGTCTGAACAACCAAAGTAGTCAAAGTTACGTTGTGCTCAACAACAGTTGTACCGCCATCAAGAATCTCATCAGTTACTGCTGCAACAATCTGTGCGCCAGAAGATGAAGTACCAACCTCATAGCCAATGTCACCCGTACCAATAACTGGTGAAGTATCACAGAAGATTTTAATGTCAGTGATAATTGTGTTTGCAGGCTGAGTAAACTCACCAATAGTAGGGCTGTCACCCGCTGTGGTGTTAACCGTAACGCCTGTGGCGTATCCAACGTGTTTTACATACTTACCTGTGAAGATGCCAGTAGACGCAATATCTACTACATCTGTAACAGCACCAGAAGTTCCGTCTTTAGAAACTACTTTGAAACCGTTTTCTGATCGGACTGAACCTTTAAAAGTTGTATTAGCCATATGAGTCTCCTGTCTTGGCTATGTCAGGTGCGGGATGCTCCTGTCAGGGATTAAATACTTATACAGTAGAAAAAGAAAAGGGGCAACAAGTGCCCCTTTCTTTCAATGTTCCATGTGAAACATTAAGCGCCTTGTGATGCAAACACTGCGCGTGGATTACTAAAGCCGAAGCTGTAACGCTCCCTGGCTTTGTATCGCACGTTACCCGTGTTGAAGTCGCCTTCCATAGAAGTCGAAATCGGGCTTCGCTCAAAGTGCTTGAACCCATCAGGGCAATCGGTCAAGACGTAGAACGCATCAGTGTCAGTCAAGAAATGGTTGACTGCGTAGCCTTGAGGCAGCAGACCCATGTTTCTGATTGCATTGATGTCGTTGTCAGCCGTTTCCACTCGTCCGGGGGTTTCTAGCAAACGATCAGCTACGAACTGAAGTTGAGGAGGAACAATCAGCTTGGTTCCTTGCAGAGCCAAGATCATGTTTCGGTCATCAACGAAAGTAGAGATGCTGATCAAAGCATTTTCCAAAGACGTTTCGTTCAAGTCAGCATAAGCTGAAGGACGATTAGAGAAAGTGCCACCGCCAGCCAGCGGGTGTGAGGTTGAAACAAGTTCAACGCCGTCACCGCCTAAGAAGCTTGAGCTAAACGCATTGTTCAATACGTTAGCGGCTTTCACCTGCTTGGTGTGCGCCATGCTTCGTGCAAGAGCTTTTGTATAACGAGCGCCAAGGCGGTCATACAAATTATCTTCTACACTTTCCTCGGTGAGCGCAAAGGCAAGCGCCACGGTCTCGTGAGTATAACGAGCAGTAAAGCCTTCAGACGCAGAGTCGTAACCGACACTTTGTCCTTCAGATTTATCGCGTGCGTTACCAAAGCCTACGATCAGAACTTCTTCTTCAAACGCTCGGTCAGAAGATTCAGTTTCAAAGATCTCAGCATGCTCGTTTTCATAACGAGCGTATTCCATGCCAAATAAAGCGTTGAGTCCTGGCTCTAGCTCTTTGGCTAATTGTGCTCTTGAAATAGCCATTAGTTAGCCTCCTATGCTAAGCCCGCGCCTTTTTGGCCGAATATTGAGTTCTGAATAACAACGAGTACGTTGGTATTCGCCGTAGCAACATCTGAGTTCTCTGGATCACCAGAAATATCGATGGCCTTGATAGGCAATCCTGCAGTTGTTGCACCTGTTGATACCTCAAGTTCAGCGCCAGAAATACCTGTTACGGTGCTACCTGCGCTGGTATATACGATATCGAAGTTGCCAAAGAGATCGGCAATCGGGAATGCAGCATCAGCCTGCACTTCATAAACCACCATTGGATCATCGATGATGAACGCAATAATGTCTGAAGCATTAGTGCTTGCAGGGTAGAAGTTGCTGAATACTTGTTCCTTAGTTGTAGGATCGGTGTACATGCAACCGTTAAATACACCAACGATAGGCACAGTGCCTCCGTCAGCGTGTACCTCTACCGTACCGCCTGTAACTTGGGCAACCATATCTCCTTGGAAGATAGCAGTGCCATAGTTAGCGGCGATTCGATATCGGCTTTGTCCGCCAGTATAGGGGGCACCGCCCACCATACGAACTGGACGCATACCAAAAGCGGCATCTTGATTTGCCATTTTTGAATCTCCTAGTTAAACACAATCAAAATGAGGCTACGTTGATTTGTTGCCTCGGCCAAAAGATACCTGCGTCTTTCTCTCTGTTGAGATTGGCATTGCAGGGTGTTCATCACGCATCAGATCATTATCTACAGCATTCATCTGTTGATCAGTTTGGCGTGCGAAGTGAGCATTTCGCTCCTCCACAGTTTCTTTAGGAATTTTAGTTAACATCAAACCACCGACACCGACTGTACCTGCATGGTTACCATCATCGATAACAGGCAGGTCATAGCCTTGAACTTCGCTTGGATGTACGGGTTCGTACCCCTCACGAAAGCGCATGTGCACGTTAGTCTTATCTGCTTCACCGCGTATGTGGGTTCTCACCCAACGATACTGCATTCCTTCAGGAGCCTCTGGGGTTTCCAATACTTGAGGTGGCGTCCATGGTTTTCTTGCAGTCTTTGAAGACCGTGAAGAAGCACCCCGTGGGGTTCTATTTGAACCTGCTGTTGTAGTTTCTTCGCTCATGATCGTTCTAGCCTCATCTTTTGTTTTGCGTACTCTTTAAACGGAACCCCTAATTTTCTAGCAAGTTGCTGTTCGCTGGGGTTAAGTTTAACTTGACGATTATTTTGATTGCGTCCACTTCCGGTTATGCGCGTATTGGAGACAACAGTTTGGACGGGTTGTTGTTTGCCTCCTGCGGGAAACTTATGAGGAAGTTCTTCCCTCATACGTCTATCTATCTGAGAGTAGTATTCATCAGACTCTAAGTCAATTCCACTGCTCTGCAATTCATTGTGTATGGCAAATGCTACATTTGTCATCACACTATCTGTTCCGAACCATTCGTTACTCGTAGCCCACTCTTGTGCTCGCACAGAAGGTTCTTCGTAGACAGGCTGGTCTTGTTGCCCGTAAACAGGATTAGTAAGACCTTGTTCACGTTGAAGTTCTTCAAAACTTTGCGCTTCTCTTGCTTGTTGATTCTGCCCTTCAAGCCACGCATCGTACTGCACTTTGTAATCAGCTAAATCTTGCCGATACTTTGCAAGTGCGTTTCGATCCGCTTCTGCTCGAGCAAGAAGCTGTTGAGCTTCTGCCATCGCCTCTGGGTCACCTGATTCATAGGCAGTTTTCAAGTTACGCTTAGCCGATTGAGCCTGTGTCTCAACACGGTTTTCCATCTCTTGGCTGTAGTTTTCTTGAATCTTTAGATTCTGCTCAGCACTGGATGTTTGCGTATTTTTTAACTGATCAGCCAAAGCATCGTTCTGCGCCTTGATTTCTTTGGCATACTGCAATGCCTGAAGCTCACGACGCTGATACTCTTTTGCTTGCTTTACAGCTTGATTGATTCTGTTTTGAGCCGTTCTGGCTTTTACCTCAACCTCAGAGAGCTCCTCTTCATCGCTTGGCTCTGGGGCGTCAAAATCTTCTTGAACAGCGTCTTCTGTGACAGGTGCAAGATCGTCAGCTTCTTCTTCAGAAAACTCAATGATTGCATCGTCTTCTTGGACTTCTTCTTCAACTCTACGCCCAGGAGGCAGCGCAGCCCTATCTATGTCTTCGTCGTTATCTAGCTTAGATAACGCTTCGCTTAATGTTTCTTCAGCCATGTTTTCACCTATGCAGACTTGATATCGTCAGGGTTGATAATTGTGCCAATCACTTCATCGTCATTGATAATGCGAACCTCATGATCGTCTTCCAAAGAAAAACGAGCACCTGCATATCTACCGATAAGCACCCAATCGCCTTTCTTGCACCATGGTTCGCCACCAAACT